TATACCCTTCATCAGTGCCGCCACCATTGTTTTTGCCTTTGCGGGCAGATGGCTTAACCATCTTCTTAATAAGAGCAATGTCCATCTTCTCATCAGGATGCTTAGCAGCACCACCGCGCTTGTAAGGCGTACCTTTAGCACCCTGACCAAAGTTCATAGCCTGCGGGCTGACCATTTTGAGGCGTGGGTCGTTAGGATCAATACCGCCGGGAGCTTGTGCCCCGCCAGCATTAGAAACAGCACCCATCATGCCGTCAGGCTGCATCAATGGACCGCCAAGCATCTTCTTGGCGCGGCCACCCTTTTTATAATTGTCAGGAACCTCATCAGGACGAAGACCAAGAGCACGCTCAGCCCCAGCTTTGGTGCCTTGCATCTTGGAAATTGTTTCGTCCATTGATTCCGTTGGCATTTTGCGAACAGTCGCCGCCTCAACGCGCTGTTGAATTGGCGACATGTACTTAGAACGGGCAGGAACAACATCGCGACCATCTTTGGTCGTCGTGCCGCGACCTTGAACGCCATAATCTACAAATCCGCGATCCGCATATTTAGTACGGCCACCCTTCTTCATGCCACCAATGTGCTTGATGCCCTCGCGATCCATGTTCGCGGCTTTGACATCTTTGTTTGCCATCGTGTCAGGAGTAATCGGCTTCTTGCCGCCACGAGTGGACTGACCAAGATTGACCTTCTTGGCACCCATAACCTTGCCACCAGCCTTGAATGCACGGCGGCTAAGGGGGCGAAGGCCCGTCTTAACGTCAGCATTAAGTGCTTCCGGCGGGGTCCACGTCGATGAGTCCACTTTCTGGTGGGGGTCGGCAGTCGTAAGGCTCTTGGCCTTTGCTTTCATGGCCGCACGGGCCTGTTTTGCCATGTCAGACATGATGGCTCCTAGCTAGGTTTAATCCGGGCGTCCCCGGCGGCGTTTTGCCTTTGATGACACTAACATAAGTGCTTCTTTGACAACAGTGCCACCGTCTTTGAAGCGTTTTTGATATGACAGGCCATAGGTTGGATAAACCATGTCACGTTTGATTGGCGAAGATGGCAAAGAGGCATAGTTTGGATTGACCCCACCAAAAGCAGACAGTGTGCCGCCCGCAAGCGGAACGCCAACGCTACCTCTGATTGTTTCTGGTTCTAATGTACGGCCCTGAGGACCTGTATCTGGCGCAAATTGCGCTAAAAATGGGTCTTGGATGACGCGCCAATCCACATTTGGCTGGCTTAAATCGCTCGATTTACCACCTTCCTTAAACTCTCCGCGCTTGTAAGCACCGATAGTACGTCTTTCAATCGGCACATTTGGCATTTGACGACCACCAGACGGCTTCCATTTGCCACCTTCTCCACGAATCGCCATCACAACGCGGTATCCCTCGTCGGGGAGACGATTTGTGCTGAGTTCGCCGTGTCCATAAGCCTGCATCTTCGGATATTGACCCTGCAAATAGCTGTAAAGACGCTTAGAAGCTTCAATTTGGGCCGGAGTCACGTCCTGATCGTTGTTTGCGATCAGTTCAACGCCCAGTGTTGTGCGGTTATCAATGCCCGGTATCTCCGACAGACCAGTGTGAATGCCATATTGGTTAGTCGGAAGGCTCTGATGAATGCGTCCATCACGGTCAATGATGTAATGGACCGCGAATTTCTGGGCATTCAACGCTGCCATGACACCTTCTGGCGTGCCACGACCCGCTGTGTGATGGAAAACGATGCCAGCAGGCTCTTGCAACACGCGAGAACGGTCGCCGTAGTACATAGACTTGCGGCTGATGTCTGAATAAATGGGGCTTTCACCCGGCGGCGTGACAACCGGCATAGCTGACGGCGGCTTCGCAGGCGGTGCAGCACGGCGAATAGCCGCAAGCGCGTTGTTACCAACTGTAGATGGCTGCGGAGGAGCATAAGCCATAGGCGATGGCGCAGGCTTTGGCTCTTCTACAGGCGTATATGGAACGTATTCACGCTCTACATATGGTTCTGACTTGGTGATAGGCGGTGCAGGCTCTTCACGCCACGGACCAACATTAGGTGCCTGTGTTTCAAGATCAAATGGCTCATACCATTTGCGTTCTGGCACCTTGGTCTCAAGGTCAATCACGTCAGGCACACCACCATCTGCCATCCCAACAGCGCCGCCTTCTGCTTTGGCATAGATTGGCAGACCTTTCTGAACAGCTTCACGAATTTTAGGCGTGATACGCAATTGCAAGACATCTTTGACCTGTGGAGGTGCGTTAGATGGCCAATCGGGGCTAATGATAACTTGTCCACTCTCAAGCTTTGCTTCTGGGTCCATACGACGAACAACGTCATTGAGATAGTTTGGGAGGTCTCGATTGTACCATCCTTCAAGCCCTGTCTTGCGGGGCGTGATGAATCCCATATAGCTACCCGTTTTGTCAGGGGTATTCATTTGCTGCCAAATAGATTCTGTTTGTTTTGCAATCTTACGTTTGGGCCAAACGCTGCTGAATGTGTTTTGAAGAAACTTTTTCAAATCTTCTTTTGTCTCAACAACTGTCGTATGTGGATCATCAATAGCCTCTTCACGCAGTGCATCAACCCGATCATGGCTAACCTGACCAGCATCAATCATCCATTTGTCATCTTTTTCCCACTGCTGCTTCAACCACCGGATGTAATCCGTTCCATACCGCTTCACATGCTCATCGGCAGGAGTGATTGAAAGCGTATCGCTGCCATTGTTGACAGCTTCCGTGAGTGCACGGCGCAAAAGAAGCTTTGCATACTCTTCTGGCTTCATAACAAACGGAGATTCTGGAATTTCTCCAAACTCTTCCATTCTCTGTTTCAAACTTCCTGTTTTGTTAAAATAGTCATTTTTTGCAGCTTGATGTGCTTGGTCATACTTGGCCTCCAATTTCTTTTTGGCCTCTTTCCATCCATAGTCTATTGTTATGCCTCTTGGAGACATCATAAACTTTGACATCAAGCCGCGAAAATTTGTTACGCCTGCGTCGAGCATCTCCTGTCTCATTTGATCAGCGCCAGCATCACGCTGGCTTTGATAAAATTCATCCAAGTCTTGACGCATTTTAGCGAAACGATCTTCTATTTTGCCTATGCTTGATTGATAGTCCTTATAGGCTTGATCAATTTGTGCTTGCACGTTTTCGCGTTCTTTAACTTCTTGGGCAGTAATGAATCCCTGATCTCGCCCACGCTGAGCTGGATCAGCCTGAGCTTCTTCAATGTTTGTATCTCGCAGATTTTCGGGAGTCATACGTTCTTTGAGTCTTAAATGACCAATAACATCCGGCACATCGTGATGAAACACTCCCGGCCTGTAATAGTTAAACAATCTTTCAGCAGCGTACATGTTGCTGTAAGCTTCTTGCAGCGCAAGATGATCATCATAAGTAGCTTGTACTGTCCTATTAAGACGTTTTAATCGAGCAACCTCTGACTTCCATTCGTCATAAGTTTTGCCTGCATATTTAGGACCCTCATGACGCAGAACAATCTCCCGATAGTTTTCGCCACCGGGCATTGTGTATTTTTCAAAACCTGCAATGTTCCCATCTTCAAGTTGTACTTCGTAGTACTTTTGCTTCAAAGTATCAGCGTAGTCCTTTGCAGCTTTGTACTCGGGCGTTTCCGGGTCAAGTTCGTACACTTTTCGGTTAGCTTCTATAAGCTGGTTCTTAAGCTCTTCCTTTAATGCGGCCAAGTAAGCATCCGGGTCTTTACGATAGACCGTTTCGCGAACACTAGGGACGTTTTCGCGGAAGAAGCTTTGAACTTCTTCGCTGGTCATAGGGGTTTCTTTTGGGAAAGCATTTTCAAACTTTTTAAGCTCAACCTGAGGAACGCCTCTATTTCTTAGCGTAGCAACATATTGACCGGCAGAGCCTTTTGGCTGCAACGATCCTGTTGCTTCCTCACCAATGCTATAGAAGCCAAGAGGCGAAAGGTTACGCGGAGGCGCTTGCGGCACGGGTGGTTTCGATACGACAGGTTGCACTGCTTCTTGAACAGGAGGCTGTACAACCGGTTCTTGAGCTACAGGCTCTGGTGCAGGCAATGCACGTTGTGGCTCCGGCAATGCACGCTGCGGCTCTGCGGCTTGATCAATGATAGCAGGCTCGCGACCCGGAAGACCTTGACGAGCTTCACGCACAGGCGGCAGTACTTCACCGCCACGAGGAATAGCATCCGTGTCACGAGGTGCACGCGGGTTAACAATGTCACCGCGTGTCATACCCCACTCTGTCATACCAGCTGCTTCTCGACCAACTTGACGTGCAAGATCGGTGTTTCCCGTAAACTGTTGCACACCCTGTGTCACGCCAGCTTGCACGCCCGGTACAATAGCGTGAAACGGATACATGAACTGACGCCATGCACGTTGAGCATATGGAACATATTGTTCAGTTGCAGAGGTAAAGCCCGGATAGTTTTGCCGCTCTTGCTCAGTATATCCATAAGGACGGTTCATATACTGCTGAACGCCTTCAGACCCTCCTTGAACAGCAGCTTCGCCAATACGAAACGGTGAAAAGCTCTCAAGCTTCTCACGTCCTTGACGGAGCATATCCGTGACTGTCACAGGTTGGGTTGGCTGCAAAACAGGTTGCACAGACTGGTTCATCTGTGCGGCACGTTCCTGTAACTCGCGCAGATAAGCGTTTTCATCCTCTACCGTGCCTTCGGTAGCATAGCCTTTACGGCCAAGCGCCTTGGCAATGTACATGGCATTGGCTGTTTGACGCTTGTCCTGCATGGCACGACCTTACTTCTGGATAAGGTGATGGATGATCTCAAGAGCCTTGTGAAGCATAGCTTCCTTGGTCGGTCCTTTACCACCCACGGAACCACCTTCAGCTTTGCCTTGGCTTGCTGCCATGCGGTTCTCAAACTCAACGTCACGACCTGACATGCCCTTGAGTGAGCTTTGTTGCTCTGGTGACATGCGTGACATGGCTTGAGCTGCACGCACAAAGTCAGCGGCAGACTCAGGATCGCCCCAATTGAGATAGCGTTCGCCACCGCGCTGGACATACATAGGACCACCAGATGACTGGTAATCCTTTCCTGAGAAGATTTTGCTCAAAAAACTTTCTGAACCGCGATCACGCGATGGCGCGGAAGATAAAACTGCCGACCCACCGCCGCTTCCTTCCGGCTCTGTAAGCTTCGAAATTGTCGCATCTGCACTGCCAACATGGCCCCGAGGAATTGGCATCAATGCTCGCGGATCAAAGTCAGCACTGCCAACATAATCACGCGGGATAGGCGTCATACGTGGCATTTCAGGAACTGCACTTAGATCAGATACGTCTTGGTAAGTGCGATCTTCCGGCTCCGCATCACGGCGTGCACGCAAACCTTGGCTTGCTGCATAGATGCCAGTGCCCGCTGCACCCGCAGCCGGAATAGCAACAACCGGCGACAAGCCAGTTGCTTGTGTCGGCGTAAAACGCGGTGGTTCTGGCGGCGGGCTAGACTGAGATGCCAATCGTCCCGGCGTGAAGCGCGGTGCAGCAGGGCTAAACCGACCGGCAGGACCGGCAGATGGCGTAGCGCGGGGCCCACCGACAACTCCGGTACGAACTGAAGGACGTGTACCCGGAGCAACCAAGACCGGAGATGGCGTAGGCGCAGACGTGCGTGGCATGACCTTGCCACGGTCAGGTTCCATACCACCATACTGGAGCCAGCTATCCAGTTCGCGCCGCATCATGGCTGGGACATCGCTGCGGTCATCCATCACAATTCTCCCGTCTTATTGGGATCAAGCGGCGCTTCCGTCCCCTCAAGGCGCTGCAACATATTTGGGTCAACGACATTCTGAACAATGCCAAGGCCCTGCGGATTGCGGATCAGCTCTTCAGCCAGTTTCACTGCCGCCAAACGCTCACGGCTTTCGCGGTCACGCTTGCGGTTCATGGCATCAAGAATGGCATCCTGACCCTTTTGCTGAAGCTCTTGCTGACGAAGCTGCATGTCAGCGGCCTTCAACGGGTCCATGACACCGTTCTGACCATGCTCCATGGCAAGTTTCATTTGTTCAAGCTGAAGTTTAGCTTGGCTTTCAGCCGCACGTGTTTGGCTATCCAGCATACGAGCGTCTGCCACAGTCTTTTCGTTCTGTGCATCGGCCATCATCTTCAGCAGTTCTGGCGGCGGCTGCTGCTGGGCCGACTGCGGCACCATGAACTGTTGCGGGTTGGACCAGCCAAGGGCCTGAAGCGCAGCCGTATCAACCGCAATCGGGTCATACAGGCTCGGGTTTGTAGCCACCAACTGCTTCAACGCCAGCACTTTCATAAGACGCTGGGTCTGGCTTGCAGTGTTAGGATCGGCCTGCGGGACAAAATAGTAATTGTCCAAAGCATCCGTGAATGTCTTTTGATCCCACGGGAAAGCAGGCTTGCGGTTCTTAATCCAGAAGCTATCTGGATGCTCGCGGAAGCACTGCATCAGAAGCTCAAACTCTTCAGCCTGCGCTGCGTGCAAACGCTTATGCACGGAGTTCAAAATCTTCTGCGCTTGCTCAATCATTGCCAGCGTGGTGCCGACCGGAGCATCGGGCTTGCCCTCTGTCACGAGAGCTTCCGAAGTACCACCAACGCGCATACCCGTGTCAGCCATTTGCGTGACAAGGTTCATCAATGCGCCAGACGGTTCTTTGTATGGCAATGGCATGATTGCTTGCGAGATCGGCATACCGTTGGTCTTAACCAACGCACCACCGCCCGGAGGCACACGGAAGATGTTGGTGTTCTGACGAGCACCCGTGTCTGCCATGAGGAAGCCGGGGAAGTTGTTGTACATACCGGCATCAAGCAGTTCACGCCACGCAGCAGTGATCGCATTGGTGGTATTGCCAAGAATATGCAGCAAACCAATGTCGTAGAAGCCCATGCCGGGGACAAAGGTAAACTTCACAAAACGTTTCTTCGCAGTCGGAAGCTCTTTGTCATCTTCGTCGTAGTTGCGAACGATTGAAAGGATTTGTCGCGAGGATTCATCAATCGTCACAATGTACGGAATTTCCAATCCTGACGGCTTGCCTTTGTACTTGTGTTCAAAGCCCGGGAGATCAAGATCGCAATAGACTTCATAGATCAGACGATCACGATCATCAGGGTTGTAGCTGTCCATGCTGATGCCTTGCTGCGCGTTTTTCTCGCGCTGTGCAGCATCAAGGTCAGGAGCTTTGGGAGTTGAGAGATCAGTGTCACGATAGACGCCAAGAATTTGCAGGCGCTTGACCGTGTTGGGGTTCATATAGCTGCGATGCGTAATGCGCTTGGCATTTGACAGGTCCGTGGCAGCGTTATTGACGATGAGATCGTCAGCATCAACGCTTTCTGACACGGGGCGGTTACGCAGCGGGCAGTAATAAACTTTCTTGAACGAAGTACCACCAAAGCCAAGCATCAGAAGCATACGATCCGTGTCAGGATAATACTCTGTCGCTGTCGCTGTGAGGTAATGGTTCATGTCATGCTCAAGACAGTCAGCAAGCTGATCGTCATCAAGCGTAGGATTGTTGTTGTCGTTGCGAACTTTGACAGGACCATCAGTTGGCAACAGTTCTGAACGTGCGTTAGCTTGGAATCGCAGCACAGCTTCAAGCAGAAGCGGGTGGCGAACCTTGCTCATGCCCTCGACGGGTGCACCATCCGGGCTACCTTGGGTTCCCGGCAGCTCAATCTTGAGGCCAAGGAGCTTGATGCCCTGTGCACGGTCTTCAATCCAGTCTTTGCGGCTTTCAAGATCGTCGCGAATGCCACGAAGGAGCTGTTCAGCTACGTCTGACAGATTGGAATCAGCAATATCGTCCGCCAGATTGCGGAACCAGTTGTCGCTGTCGGTCTGTTTGGCGCGTTCCTCAATGGGTTTGCCATCAAGAGAGATGGTCAGCGACCCATCGGGGTGCTGAATCTCAAGGATGTTGCCGTTTTCGTCCATTTTGGTGTTGTCATTGTCTTCAATGACCTCAACAATGGTCTCTTGGACGCCCATAGGCTCTTCTTCAGGCTGAATTTGCCTGACATTAGGCATCAAACCGGGCGTCATCGGCATTTGAGCTATCCTTGTGGTGTATCCAGCTTCTCCATCTCATCAACGAAGCGCCGGATGCCTTCCTGTGCGGCCATTGTATCGTTTTTTGCCATGATTTCATAGACTCGCACGTAGTCGTAGGGAGCCTTGCCCCATACTTCTACGCGGAAATGCCCGATAGTCACCGGAGTAGCGGGCTTGATTACGTCTACGACTGCGCTTGCCAGTACCTGTGCCATGATTTCCCCCGTGGAGAGCTGCCAGATTATCAGACTGGGTACAGAGGCGTCCATTTGTTACTGTTGTAAGAGGACAATTTGTCCTCCGCCTCGGCTCTCCACTCGTCTGGACGCAGGATGGCACCCGTGTCACGCAAATGGCGCATAGCCATGGAGACCGTATCCACCAAGTCATCGTGCTTGCCCTTGGGAAAGGTGCCGACTTGGGTGATAACCATCTCTGACCAGACGCGGATTGGTGCCCAGACAATGCCTTCCGCAAACAAATGCTGGACCGAATAGAGCCTAGCGATCTTATCTTGGCTCTTGGGGTCAAACATTGTGACGCCAAACCGCTCTCCACCGTACATACGGCGCAATTCTTGAGCTACCGAATAGCCAGCAGCCTTATTTTCCACCAGCAACTGGTCAACTTTGTATTCTCGGCACGTCTCCGAGACCCTTGTGACCAGATCGTGCAGTTCATATCGGCCCTGCCAAGCGTGCATGAGCATCACTCGGGGTCCCGTTTCGGTGTATTGACGGATATAATTCTCGCGGGACCCGTCTTTCATCTGGGCATAATGGGGTGCTTGGACCGAAACATCGCTGGAGAAGACCCCCCAGACGGTCAAAGCAGACGGATCGTTCTCCGATTTGGTGGTGTAGGCGGTATCCAGACAGGCAATCACAAGGTCCATGTTCGGATAATGGGGTGAATCCCAGACTTGCCACCACTCGCGCTTGATGATGCCGCCCCCTTTGGGTTCAGGACGTTGCTGGAGTTGGCCCGCTGCCGCCCAAGGACCCAATTGTTTTTCCAGAACTGTGACTTCTGTCTCTCCAAAACGCTCCGGCCACAGTAGGGAACCTTCACGGTCGTTAAGCTCAACCTCTGCCTCTGGAGTGATCGCGATGCGGTCGCCCTCATCAGTGACTTCAACAAGGGGGTTGCCATTGTCATCGCAGCCTCGCGGGTCATTCCAGCCAATAGAAGTGTAGCTATGCCTGCGCCATTCATAGCGCATAGGCAGACAGAGATGAGTCCACTCACCCTCATCCTTAGAGGTGATATGACCGGTCAGGTCTTCTTCTGAAAGCCTCTGTTGGATGACCACGAAGGCACCCGTTTTAGGATCATTGAGGCGTGTGGAAAGCGCCGAGTCCCACCATTCAATGGTGGCAGTAATCGTTGCTTCCGAAAATGCTTCCTGCGCTGCGTTAGGATCATCGACGACAATAATTGATCCACCTTCGCCAGTAAGAGCTGATCCGACAGACGTAGAAAGGCGCGACCCATTCTTATCGTTATCAAACCTCGTTTTGGTGTTCTGATCACCCGTGAGTACATACCGATCCCCCCAAAGCGATTGATACCACGGGCTTTCAATAAGACGGCGGCACTTCACGCTGTCACGCAGTGAAAGCTGCTGAGCGTATGACGCATGAAGGAACTGCACGCCCGGACCAGAAGTTGGACTTGTCCATGGCTGTGCCCAGACCCAAGCGGGAAACGCGACCGATGTCAGCGATGATTTAGCGCAACGTGGCGGGATGTTGATAATTAGACGTCTAATATCCCCGTCAGCTACGGCTTGCAGATGTTCAGCCACGGCTTCAATGGGCCAACCTTCGGTGAAGGGTGAGGCGTCAATATAACGCCAAGCGTGTTTGAGGAATGTATACAGATTGTCTTCGCAGTCAGCTCGGTCTAGTTCGCGGAGCTGCTGGTCAATGTCTATCTTCTGGCCGTCTAGATCAAGGATTGCCACGGGGCGGCTCCGGTAGTTCTGTCCAGTGTGTTGGGTGCAGCATATCAAAATTATCAAACCAGCCTTCGCGACCGTCATAGTCACTATCAACCCAGCGGGCTACGGCGAAGAAGTCTTGATAGGCTTCTAGGTTATGGCTGGGACAGAAGACAAGGATAGGTCTGTTCTTAGGTGCGTATTGGATTGGGTACATACGAGTGTGTTCAGCTCGTCGTACTATGTCTTTAAGCACGACTTCAAGAAAGTCTTCGTCTGACTGACCAAGGGATAGTGGCTCAGATAGTATTCGCATTTTGTCCCCCTACGTAGAGATAAATATAAACCCTCATGTTGAATTGTGCTATAGTGAGTCATCGGCATGAGGGGACACCATGAACGATCTCGTAAAACGACTTCGGGCTGAAGACCCGGAATGCGGCTTGCGTCATAGCTTGGCTAGTGAAGCGGCTGATCGCATAGAATTCTTAGAACGCGAACTTTCCGCAGAAACTTACAGCCGCAAAGTAGCCGCTAAGAAAGCGTGGGAGTTTGCTGACCGCATTAAAGAATTGGAGCGTCAGCTACAAGCAGGCGTAGTTAAACGGTAGAACATCTGGCTTCCATCCAGAGGACAGGGGTTCAACTCCCCTCGCCTGCTCCAACTTTCCGGTAATGCCGGATGGTTCCTTATTAAAGGATAAGCCGTTTTCCTTTAATAACTCAGAAGCTTATTAAAGGAAGATAAACTAGGGTAAACTCGTTATAATT